GCCACCCATATGTGCTTTTGATTATGATGGTGATATGGAAGTCATAATGGATGTAGTAAAGGGGTTAAAGTATAATAATAGCGGTAGCAACTCGAAATCAGAGAATAAGTATGTATTGGATCAGTTACCAGAATTAGAAGCGTTCTGTAAGAAAAGTAGTGAAGAGTATTGTAGGGAGATATGTGGTGCGAACTGTGATATTACAATAGAGCAATCTTGGGTGAATATTAACTATACTGGAGATACTGCCGAGTCACATTGGCATAGTAATAGTTACTTAAGTGGTGTATTTTATATTGCTTCTAACCCTAAAGATGGTTCTCCTATTCGTTTTCATAGTGCCTTGCGTGGGTTTGCGTACTATCCAAATGAAGGAAAATGGGGATATGATGAAGATGGTGAACTGAATCCATATACATCATCAACTTGTGATTTAGCATCAATACCTACGAAGTTATTAATATTCAGTTCCTTATTACCTCATAGTGTACCTATGAATAAGTCAAAGGATGCAAGAATAAGTTTATCGTTTAATACAACCCCCACTCGACCTTTTGGTGATGAAAACCGCCTGAATAGAATTGCTTGACTTTTACTATATAATCCAATATAATATGATGGTAATTACAAATCATTATGGCAAAAAAGGGATTTACAGTTAAAGCGAAATCTCCTGTTGTTAAAAAAGAACCTGAGTGGGATTTTGATAAAGCAAAGGAGTTAGTTAAAGGTAAAACAGTTGTGTTCTGTTTACCAGGAAGAGGAGTATCATATGCGTTTCTAAAGAGTTTTGTACAACTATGTTTTGATCTTGTACAGAATGGTGCTTCAATACAGATATCACAAGACTACTCATCAATGGTTAACTTTGCACGTTGTAAGTGCTTAGGGGCAAATGTTTTGCGTGGACCTGATCAGAAACCTTGGGACGGGCAGTTAAAGTATGATTATCAACTATGGATTGATAGTGATATTGTATTCAATACTGAGAAGTTCTGGCAATTGATTCTAATGGATCAAGATATCGCTGCTGGTTGGTATTGTACTGAAGATGGTAAGACTACCTCTGTTGCACACTGGATGGAAGAAGATGATTTCCGTTCTAATGGTGGTGTAATGAACCATGAAACACTTGAAAGTATTAGTAAGCGTAAGAAGCCTTTTACAGTTGATTATACTGGATTTGGTTGGACATTAATTAAGCACGGTGTATTTGAACACGATGAAATCAAGTACCCTTGGTTTGCTCCTAAAATGCAAGTATTTGAATCAGGAGAGGTTCAAGATATGTGTGGAGAAGATGTTTCATTCTGTTTAGATGCAAAAGAAGCAGGTTTTGATATCTGGTGTGATCCTCGCATTCGTGTAGGACATGAAAAACAAAGAGTTATATAGCATCTATGAAGGTGAGAAACTCCTATTTGAGAATCTCACCCAAGATGAATACTTTAATGTTATGGATGACCTTGCATATGAATTTTATGACAATGGTTCATACAATCCAAATAACTTACGAACTGAAATTAAGCAAATCTAATTATGGCAATCAAAAAAGGAGTTGGTGGTAATGTTTTCGTAGAAGCAATACCTAAAAAGACTCGTCAAGGACAGGGTAAACACACCAAATACTCTGCTACTTCTCGAAATAAAGCAAAGAAAAGATCTAGAGGGCAAGGGAGATGAATCAATCTCCCTTTTTTAGTATAAATAAATGGAGATAATACTAAATATACCATTTAGATGGCAGTTCAACGCACATCACAATCATTTAAGGATATTAGTTTATCTTTCAAACCACATCCAGTGACGAAAGATATTCCAGTATTAAAAAATGAACGTGCAATAGTTAGATCTGTTCGTAATTTAGTAGAAACTATTCCCACAGAAAGGTTCTTTAACTCAAATCTTGGAACTGATATACGTGGAAGTCTCTTTGAAAACTTCTATCCAACTTTAACTAAGATAATAGAGGATCAAATTAATGAGACTGTTGCTGCTTATGAACCTAGAATTGAGAATTTAAGGGTGCAGATAGACGAATACATCGATTCAAACGCTTTTAATGTGACGATTATTTTTGATATAAGAGGATTGCCAGTACCTACGCAATCTTTTACCTTTCTATTAGAACCAACGAGATAATATGCCTTTTACTCAGTTTACAAGTTTAGATTTTGACGAAATTAAAGCTCAAATACGGGCTTATCTTCGTGCTAACAGTAATTTTAGTGATTTTGATTTTGAAGGATCAAACTTTTCAATATTAATTGATACTTTAGCGTATAATACCTATATTAATGCCTTTAATGCAAACTTAGTTGCAAACGAATCTTTCTTAGATTCAGCAACTATTAGAGAGAATGTTGTTTCTCTTGCAAGAAATATTGGTTATATACCCCGTTCAAAAGCATCTGCAGAGGCATCAATTCATTTTGACGTATCAACTGACTCAACTGAACCTATACTCTACTTAAAACCAGGTTTAGTGTGCGTAGGAGCTGCAAATAACACAACATATAGGTTCTCAATCTCTCAACCTTTACATGCTGCCATTAAAAATGGTGTTGCATCGTTTGGAACTGCTGATAATCCTGTTTCTGTTTTTCAAGGAACAGTATTAGAAGTACAATTTTTAGCAAATAATAGTATAGATCAAAGATTTTTACTACAAAACCCTAACATTGATGCTTCTAGCATTAGAGTATTCGTATCTGGACCTTCAGATACTGGTATGGGTAGAGAATATTCCATGATTGATAATGTTCTCAATCTTGATAAGAACTCAGAAGTCTTCTTTATACAAGAAGTTCAAGATGAAAAATATGAATTATTGTTTGGTGATGGGTATTTTGGTAAGAAATTAGAGAATAATTCAGTTATTACAGTAAGATATATCGTAACTGATGGTTCAGAGAGTAATGGTGCATCAGCATTTAGTTTCCAAGGTGTATTTTCTGATAAAGATCCAAATACTACACCTAATCCACCAACCGTAATACCAACTTCTGGTATTACAATAAACACCGTTAATGGGGCGACAAACGGTGCTGATATGGAGAGTATTAACTCCATTAAGTATTTTGCACCTAGATTGTATTCGGCACAGTACAGGGCGGTTACACCCAGAGATTATGAGGCAATAATACAGTCAATTTACCCTAGAACAGAGTCTGTTGCTGTAATTGGTGGTGAAGAGTTAGATCCACCACAATTTGGTAAGGTTCAAATTAGTATTAAACCAAAAAATGGAACTTATGTTTCTGATTTTGATAAGCAACAAATCAAACAAAAGTTAAAGAGTTACGCTATTGCTGGTATTAATTCTGAAATAATTGATCTTAAGATACTATATGTTGAAATTGATTCAACTGTATACTTTAATACTGCTCAAGTTTCTAATTCTGATAACTTACGGACAAAGATCTTAGGTTCTTTAAGAGATTATTCTAAAACTGTAGATATTAATAAGTTTGGTGGAAGATTTAAGTATAGTAAGATACTTCAATTAATTGATAGAGTTGATAGTTCAATTACTTCTAACATAACGACTTTGAAGATTAGAAGAGACATGAAAGTTCTTCTTAATCAATTTGCACAGTATGAGTTGTGTTTTGGTAACAAATTCCACATTAATCCTGCAGGATTTAATATAAAGAGTACTGGATTTACCTTGAGTGGATCAAGTGATACTGTATACATCACAGATGTTCCAAATAAGACTGCAGATGGCAACTTAGATGGAAGTGGAAAAGGTGTTTTAAGTGTAATTGCAAGAAATCAGAAGGAAGAATTAAAGGTTGTTGCTAAATCAGCAGGAGTAGTTGATTACACTAAAGGTGAAATTATCTTAAATACCTTAAATATTACTTCAACTGTAGCAGCAAATAATCTTATAGAGATTCAAGCATTCCCAGATTCAAATGATGTAGTTGGATTGAAGGATTTATACCTCAGTTTTGATGTTTCCAATAGTAAGATAAATATGATCAAAGACGTAATTGCTTCTGGAGAAGATGTTTCTGGCGTTGTATTCACAAGAGATTACTATACATCAAGTTATTCTAACGGAGATTTAGAGAGGAAATAAATGAGCATAGGTATTGATAAGAGAGTTCAGGTCAATAAAATAGTTGAGAGTCAGCTGCCTGAATTTGTAAGGTCAGATTTTCCTCTTGCTGTTGATTTTTTAAAATCATACTACCTTTCGCAAGATTTTCAAGGTGGTACAACTGATTTAATTGATAATTTAGATCAATATTTGAGAGTTGATAACCTAGTTCCTGAAGTTGTTCATGGAACTACGACTCTTATTGCACCTATTACTAATTCAGATACAACAATTAGTGTTGCATCAACTAAAGGTTTTCCTGACACCTATGGTCTTTTAAAGATTGGTAATGAAATAATCACATATACCAGTAAAGGTGAATTTGAATTCTTTGGTTGTCTTCGTGGATTTAGTGGTGTAAGTGGATTTGAAGTTGGAATATCAACATCTTTAGATAATGTTAATAGAGAAGGTTTAATATTTGAAAATACAAAGGCAGAATCTCATGCTAATGGTGCAACTGTCACCAATTTAAGTGTATTATTCATACAAGAATTTTACAAAAAGTTAAAGAAAACATTCTTACCTGGTTTAGAAGATAACGATTTTACCAAAGATCTTGATGTTGGTAACTTTATCAAACATGCTAGAAGTTTTTATCAGTCAAAAGGTATTCAAGAATCCATTAGAATACTAATAAAAGTTCTATTTGGGGAAGAATCTATAGTATTAGACCTAGAAGAGCGTTTATTTAAACCTTCTAGTGCAGAATTTATAAGAAGAGAAGTTATAATTGCCGATAGAATTAGTGGTGATCCTCAAAAACTAGTTGGTCAAACTGTTTTTAAATCAAATGATGTTGGAACTAATGCTTCCATATCTGAAGTTGAGATATTAACTAGAAATGAAAAGGTCTTTTATAAGATTTCTTTATTTGTAGGGTACTCTGATAGAGATTTAATTGAAGGAATATTTACTATTCCTGGTAGAACAAAGGTGATGGAACCAGTTTCAGTTGGTTCTTCCATCGTTTCTGTAGATTCTACTGTTGGATTTGCTCAAACTGGTTATGTTTTATGTGGTATTAACTCAATTACATACTCATCAAAATCAGTTAATCAGTTCTTTGGATGTACTAACATCACAGAAAATATTGGTATTGGTTCTGATGTTAGAGCAGATGAAACAATTTTTGGATATGAAGATGGAGATTTAGAAAAAAGAGTTGATTTAAGAATAACTGGTGTTCTATCCGAGTTCAAAACAATTTCAGATATCTCTTCAGTTTCTGAAGGAGAAAGGATTTTTGTTAAGAATGTAGGTGAATCCATACCTAATCCAAGTACTAGTAGATCATATAAGCAGGTATTCGCTAACTCATGGATTTACAATACTAGTTCTAGATATCAGATTACTGAAATTAATGGTTCTACTCTTGTATTGGGGAGTTCAATCGACAAATCTAGTTTAAAAGTTGGTGATAAGGCAGAAATTTTAAGTAGAAACTCTGAAAATGTTGAAGTTTCTCTTGTTCAAATTACAAATATTGATGTTGCTAGTAATGCAGTAATAGTTTCTGGAATATCTGGATTCACTCCTGTACTTGGATTGCATTATGATTTAAGAAGAAAACTGAATAAAGCATCCAGTCAAGGTATAGAAATAGAAGAGGGTAATTCAAATATTATATCTGATGTACTAAACGTATATACTGATGATGATATTGATGGTTATGTTGCATCTAACTCTTTACCAAGTTATACATTATCTTCATCTGTTAAGAGAACTTTACTTCAAATAACATCCACAACTGATAAGTTAGAAGGATATGATAGTGTAACTAAGGATTATAATATAATTTTATCTGGCAATAATGATGAAATTGAGTTAATTACTGGAGACGCTGTAGTTTATGAATCATCCAATTCATTAGTTAACTTAGAATCTGGTACAACTTACTATGTTGAAATAGTTCAAAAGAAACCTGGTAAAATTAGACTATATCGTTCCAGAGGAATGATAGGTAATGTAGTAAATGCTATTAGATTTGCTGCTGAAGGACTTGCAACAACTTCTACTCATACATTTACAAAAGAAAGTGAGTATGGTAAGAATTTATCTGCTAATAAAATTCTTAAGAAATTTCCATTAAGTCAAGATCTATATGTTTCTGGTAAAAACGAAACACCAGTTAACAATATTGGTATGTTGATTGATGGTGTTCAGATAAGAACTCCTATATCAGAAGATTACATTTATTATGGTCCTGTTGATAGTGTAGATGTATATAATGCTGGTGAAGGTTATGATGTAGTAAATCCACCAAGATTGGTTATTGAAAACAGTATTGGTGCTGGTGTAACAGCGTTAATAGAACCTGTTATTGAAGGAACAGTTAAAGATGTATTTGTAGATCCACATGATTTTGATATAGAGGAAGTAAAGGCTATTTCACTAACGGGTGGTAATGGATCTGGTTGTCTTTTAGAACCAGTTATTGGTCAAAGATATAGAGAGTTGCTTTTTGATAGTAGAGATATTTTCTTTAATGGTGGTATATCAATTGAAGATGAGACAATTACATTCAAAAAGCAGCACTTCTTAGCACCTGGTGAGGTTGTTTTCTATAATAGTAATGGTAATCCTGCTATTGGTGTTGGTGGATACGGAGATACTACAAATACTGCTAGTGGAAGATTAGCAACTGGTGCTCCATATAATATTAGAATTATTAACTCACGCACAATTCAGTTGCATAAAACATATGAAGATGCAATTGCTGGTATTAATACAATTGGTATTTCAACTGCAACTAATGCTGCTGGTATTCATAAGTTTAGAACAGTATCTAAGAGGACATTACAATCAGTTAAAGTTATAAATCCTGGTTCTGGATATCAATATAGAAAGTTACATATTAAACCAACAGATGTTTCTGTAGGATATGCAAAGATAAACTTTAAGGGACATGGGTTTAATGATGGTGATCTTGTTGAATATGAAAATACTGGATCTAGTTACTGGCAAACTTCTTTAGATTTTGTTTATAGTGTTGCTCCTGTAAACAGGGTAAGATTTAGAAATTCTACTGGAGTTTATACATTTACAGTAAATTATGTTGATGTAGGAACTAATACAACTGGAGAATCATTTATAGT